TTAGAATATTCAGAAGATCTTAATAGGTTTCAAATGAAAAAATTTGAAGAAAATTTAAAAGTAAAAATTCAAGAATTATTGAAAGAAGATGGTAATAGTTACATAAATACTTATGGAGAATTTTTAAAAAATTATATAATTAACAAAAAAGAAATAGATATAAGTATAGGAGATTTAATTCTAGAAAAAATAGAAAAATTGGAAAGGAAATTAACAGATAATGTAAAAAACAGCTCAGAAGACTCTCTTTTTTGGTCTGAGCCATTCCTCATTCAAAATTTAAAAGAAGATTTTAATAAAAGTTTTTTAATACAAAAATTATTAAATTCTGTATATAATGATTTTTACCAAGGAGCAGTAGAATATATTTTATTGAAATATCCTAATCTCAAAGAATATATTTCAATATATTCTACATTTTTACGAGATTACTATATATTTAATAATAAATTAAAAGATGACATTGACTTAGAAGAAATGGGAATTTTCCAAACAATAAAAAAATAATAATTTATAAAGCAAGTTTAACACTTGCTTTTTTTATTTTTCCAATTTTTCCAAACATTTATAAAAGAAAAAAGTTATAACAATATAGAAACAAAAATAATGGAGGTGCTTTATGGATTTAGAGTTATTAAAAGCTAAAAAGCTATATGCACAAGGAAAGACAGCAAAAGAAATAGCTAGTGCTTTAAATAAATCATTAGGCACTATCTATCGTTGGATAAAAGATAACAAAGAAGAGTTTGAAGAGGCTAGAAAACTAGCAGGAATGACTTTAGATGATGTGGTTGATCTGCTTGACGAAACTCACAAAAAAATATTAATAGAAATCTCTAAAAATCCTGAACAATTTCGAGATCCAAAAACTGCTGATGCTTTGGTCAAAGTTGCAAGTGTTGTAGAGAAAGTAACAGCAAGAAGCGAAAAGAAAAAAGAACAAGCTAAAAAAGAAGTTGAAGAAGAAAGAGGGGTGTTGATAGTTGATAATCTCTAAGAAAAAAAGGAAAATTAAACAAGTATCAGAAGTGTTAACATCAAAGTTTCATGAAGTCTATAAAGCTTGGAAAAGTAACAAATATACAAAAATAGTTTGTAAAGGGGGAAGAGGTTCTGCTAAGTCAAGTAATATTGCTTTAATGCTAACACTTGATTTAATCAGAAACCCAATAAACATAGTTTGTATCAGAAAAGTTGGAGAAACTTTAAAGAAGTCTGTTTATGAGCAAATAAAATGGGCAATTAAGCAATTAGGAGTTGAAGACTATTTTGAATATAAATTAAGTCCATTAGAAATCAGATATGCAGAAAGAGGGAATAAATTTATATTTATGGGAGTTGATGATCCACAAAAAAGTAAATCAATAGTTGACTCAAGTTTTCCAATTACAGAATATTGGTTTGAAGAATTAGCAGAATTTAAAAATGAAGATGAAGTAGAAATGGTACTTGATTCAATATATAGAGGAAAGTTAAAAGATAATTTAAGGTATAAAGGTTTTTTCTCTTATAACCCACCAAAAATGAAGCATAATTGGGTAAATAAAAAATATGAATATACGTTTAAAGAAGATGATGAAATATTTGTACATCACTCAACTTATCTTGATAATCCATTTATTTCAGATGATTTTGTAAAAAGAGCTGAAACAGTAAAGTTAAATAACCCTATGAAATACAAACATACATACTTAGGAGAACCTATTGGAAATGGAATAGTTCCTTTTGATAATTTAGAAATTAGAACTATTAACAATGAAGAAATAAAAGGACTTGATAGATTTAGAAATGGAGTTGACTGGGGGTATGGAGTTGATCCAATGGCATTTGTTCGTTGGGGATATGATAAGAAAAAGAGGATAATCTATGCTATTGATGAGTTTTTTGGAGCAGGAATTAAAAATAGAGAGTTAGCTGCTTTTATCATATCAAAGAATTATGATGAATTAGTTATATGTGATAGTGCTGAACCAAAAAGTATAGATGAACTTAGAGAATATGATATCAGTGCTACAGGAGCTAAAAAAGGAGCTGGGAGTGTTGAGTATGGAGAAAAATGGCTTGCTGATTTAGAGGCAATAGTAATTGATCCAAAAAGAACACCCAATATTTCTCGGGAGTTTGAAATGATAGATTATGCAACTGATAGAGATGGAAATGCTTTACCTCGTTTGGAAGATAAAAATAATCATAGTATAGATGCAACAAGATACGCATTTTCTAATGATATGAAAAAAGGGAAGTGGGTATATGAGTATTAGAGAAATTTTTAAAAATTGGTTTTTCAAAGATTGTTCTGTAATGACTGGAGATGGGAAGAATTTTGAATCATCTGAATATATGTCAACAATATGGGAACAGCCAGGCTTTATGCTACCAATTAAAAAAAAGATTAAGGCTTGTCAAAATATAGAAATGGGCATTTATACAGGAAAAGAAGACGGCAAGAAAAAAGTTGATAATCATATTTTAAATAAAATTTTTAGAATGATTAATCCAAATACATCATTCCAGGACTTTATAGATTATTTAATAGTTTGGTTAGAAGGTTCAAATAATGGAGTTTTATTAGAGCTTATAAAAGGATTGCCCTCACTTGCTCCTGATTTATATATACACTCACCAAGTAATTTTACAGTGTATTTTGAAGGTAGAAGGATAAGAGAAATAAGAATACATAATCCAGCTAAGATAATAACTGGAGACGAATTAAAGAATTATATGTGGCTTAGTTCTCCAAACTATAACAACATAATTGATGGAGTTAGTGGAAATGGAATAGGACAAGGAAGAAGCAAACAGAATGCATTAGCAATATTTGGAGCTTATTTATTCAAGGCTTGGAAATGGAACTGGAGCTTGGCAAATAATTTAGGAAAGCCAGGAGGAATACTTCAGACAGAAGGTGCAGTAGATAAGGAAGATAGAGAAGAAATAAGAAGTAAATATTCAGCTCACTATGCTGGAGCTGAGAATGCAGGTAGTCCTTTAGTACTTGGTTCAGGGCTTAAATATCAGGATACTTCAAAAGCTCCTATTGATGCGGACTGGAGTGTGGCAGAACAAAAAGCACATGAAAGAGCAGCTATAGCTGCTGATGTCCCAGTTGAATTAGTTGGTGGTGGTGATTCGACTTATCAAAACAGAAAACAAGCTAAAAAAGAGTTGTATAGAGAAGCTGTAATTCCATTCTTTAATAATTTAAAAAATTGGCTTAATTACTTATTAAGTGATTATTTAAAAAATGGCGAGTATGTAGACTATGACTTATCTGGAGCAGATGAATTAAAAGATGATATAGCGGATATTATTCAAAAGTTGGAACCTCTTAAAAATAGAGTAACTATAAATGAATATAGAAAGATTATATCAGAACTTACAGATTTAAGTTTAGAACAATTAAAAGGAGGAGATGTCTTACTTATAAATGGTGGAGATATGACACTCGAAGAAATTACAGAGCCAACAACAACAGAAGGCGAAAAGGCTGAGGATGTATGAAAAAGGAAGTTCAAAAAATAAAGGCAATTAAAGCACTAGAAAGAAGACTCAGTGCAAGGAATAAGAAAATTATAGAAAAAATATTCGTTGAACTAAGAGATAAAGTAATTGCAGATAATTCAAAATCTTATGATGTAAAAATGATAATAAATATTGATTATGAATGGCTTTTAAAAAAGTTTAAAAGTGGACTTGAAGTAATTTATCTATATACATTCGAGGAGACTTTTAAGGGCTTTCAAAACATCTACAAAAAAGTAATAAAACCTAAAACTATAAAAGGTATTAGAGATTATTTTTTAAAAAATTGGAATACAAAAAATGCTGGAAAACAAGCAACTAAAATGACAGCAACAACAAAAAATATTTTAAATAAGATAATTACAACAGGACAAGAAGAAGGCTTGTCACATAATGACATGGTAAAAGAACTGGTAAAAAATATCAATGGAATGACAGAACAAAGAGCCAGCACAATAGCAAGAACTGAAACAAGTAAGAGCATTAATACAACAAGTTATGAAACTGCTAAGAATGTGATGAAAGAAAAATGCTGGATACATGTTGGTGGAAAAAAAACATACAGACCACACCATAAAGCTATAAGTAATAAATGGGTGGATATAAATTATAAGTGGAAGTTAAAAAATGGTGTGGAAGCAGACTACCCACACCAAGATACTTTGCCAATTTCTGAAATTGTGAGATGCAGTTGTTTAATTATTTTTAGATAAAAGGAGTAGGTATGTCAAAGAAAAAGATAAAAAAAAGAATTACTTTTTCTGATGAAACTTTAAATTTTACTTGTGAAATTGAAAAGTTTAAGGAAGAAGAAGGAGAACCTGGAAAATTTACAGGAATACTTGTAAATATGCAAAATGACAGTCTTGCAAAAGGTATTTATAGATTTAAAAAAGGAAGTATGCAAGGAAATAATGGGAAGACTTTACTTCTTTTATACAATCATTATGGTGAACTTTTACCAGTTGGGAAATTGGTAGGAGAAGAAACAGAAAAAGGGTTTGAAGTTATGGGAGAATTCCATTTATCAAAAGATGATAATGGTAATTATATAAATCCTGAAGCTGTAAAATTATATTCACTTATGAAAGAAATGAAACTACCTTTTGAAATGTCGGTAGGTGGAAATATTGTAGATTATAAAGAATATAGTGAAAATGGCAAATATTATATAGATATAAATAAATTTGAAGCTCATGAAGGAAGTTTGACACCTAAAGGTGCTGTAAAAGGAAGTAAAGTGACAAGAGTTTTTAATAAAGAAAATGGAGGAATAGGACAAATGGATAAGGAACAATTAAAATTATTGATGGCTGAATTATTAGCAAACTTTAAAACTGAATTATTAGAAGCAGGAACACCTGAAGAAATTAAAAATTTACCTATTAAATTCAATGAAATTAATTCAAAATTTGAAGAAATAAAAACTGAATTAAATGGTGAATTCAAAGCAGAAATTGAAAAACAAATGAATGAATTCAATGAAGTCATAAAAAGTTTAAAAGCTGATTTTAAGCCGACAAAAAAAGAAGTGACAGTTGCTGAACAATTTAGTGCAATGATTCAAGAAGTAGAAAAGAATGGAAAAGCAGTAGAAACTGTTTTTAATTCAGAGAGTGAAATAAAGTTTGCAGCAGATCCAGCTACTACAAGTAACTCAGAACATACTATTAAAACACAATATGTAAATACATTACTTGAAAGATTAGTTGCACAAAATTCAGCACTTGGAGATATAAAGTTTATTCCAATAGTAGATGGAAGCCTTACAATTCCGAGAGAAGTTGCTGGACTACCTGAAGTTGGATGGATAGGAGAAGAAGGGAACAGGGAAGAGACTTCTGCTCCAAAAACAGATCATGTAGTTATTACATTACATTCATTATATGCAATGCCAAAAGTAACTAATAAGCTATTAGCTACTAATTTTGTGGGGTATGCTAACTTCTTAGTTAAAAGAGTTGAATATGCTTTATCTTTAAAATTAGCAGATGCTTTATTTTATGGAACAGGGACAAATATGCCTACTGGAATTTTACAAGACAGCAGTGTAACACAAGAAGTTGAAATTGATTCAACTGACGACACTACATTTGTAGATTCTTTAATAGATGCTTACTATGCTTTAGATGAAGATGTAGCAAGAAACGCTAAATGGTATATGACTTCTGAAACTTGGGCAGCTATTGCAAAATTGAAAAATAAACAAAAAGATTTCTATATAACTGACTTAAATAATGGAAATACAAGAACTTTAATGACTAGACCTGTTATTCTAATCACTTCAAAAAATGCAGGATTAAAATCAATAGCTACAGCAACAGCTAACGAAATGATTGGAGTTTTTGCAGATTTAAGCACAGCAGTATTAGGAATTCAAAATAATGCTATGACAATGAGATTAGAAGATAAAGTGACTTCTAAGGGATATACAAAATACTACATGGAAAAAGGCGTAGGTTTAGGGGTTCAATTACCTGAAAATATTTTGAAATTAAAGAAAAAAGCATAATTTAAGAGGGATTATTCCCTCTTAAAGTTCTAGCAAGGAGAAAAAATGAGTATTAAATATGATTTAGAAATTGCTAAAATGCTCACAAACATTGAAGATGAAAAGCTTCTAAATTTTTATATCAATGCAACAATAAAAAAAATAGAAGTAATTTTAGGTTATGAGCTTGTAAAAGGGCAAATAACAAGTTTAGTTAGTGGACTTAATAAAAAGTATGTATTCTTACCTAGAAAGAAAATTGAAAGGGTATTGAACGCTAAAAGTGGGTGTAAAAAGCTCCCTTTTAGTTTTGTAAATAGAAAAGTAATATTTGATGAAATTATAACAACAGATTCTTATGTAGAAATAGAATATATAGCTGGCTATGATGAATTACCTGAAAATCTATTAATGTTTATCTGCTCAACAATAAAGGAAGAACTTTCTAATGCTGAAGGATTAAAGAGCTATGGAATAAGAGGAATAAATTATACTTTTTTAAATAAAATAGAACAATCTGACAACTTTATAAGAGGAGTAAGGGACTTATTTGGAGTTATAGAAATATGACAATTGTAGAAATTTGCCAAGAAATGGGATATTTAAGTAAACATACTCTAGAAATTGGAATATTAGCTATTGATAAAAGCTTAACAGGAGAAGATGGAAAAACAAGTATACTTGAATATGCAATATATAATGAGTTTGGAACTTCTAGCATACCTGCTCGTCCATTCATGAGAAATGCTTTGGATAGTAATAAAGAATATATAGGCAACTTAATAAAAACAGCTGTGGCTGATGTTGCAAAAGGAAGTATAAAAGGGAAACCCGCACTTATGAGAGTAGGAGAAACTATAAGAGGTTTAGTAATTCAAAGTATTGCTACAGCTCAGACTTGGGCAACTCCAAATAATCCAAAAACTTTAAAAATAAAAACTAAAAATGGACAGGCTAATAATACCAAACCACTTATAGACAATAGATTTTTAATAAAATCAATTCGGTATCAAATAGTAAATGAAAATGGGACTATAGAATATTTATCAGATTTTAAGGATGTATAAAATGGATAATGTTATTTTATTAAGTAAGCACAAAACAAATATAAAAATTATTTCAAGTGTTGAAGGAAGATGGGAAAAAGGGAAATATATAGCTAATGAAGAGAAAGAAAAGATTATAAAAGGGGTATATATACCTGTTTCATCTGATACTTTGAAATATTATCCTCAAGGTGAAATTACCTTAAAAGATATGGAATTATTTACAAAAGAGAAACTAAAAGAAGGGGATATTGCTATTTTAAGAGATGAAAAATTTAAGATAATTGAAATAACTGACTTTGATTATCTAGCTGATATAAAAAGCTATATTTTAAAGAGGAGTACAAAAGATGATTAAAATTATAATTGAATTGCTCAATAAAATGAGCAATATTCAAATTATACCAGCTTTTACTACTACAAAGGTTCCTAAAAAGCCTTACGCTACTTACCAAGTGTTAAATATAAATAGTGCTGATTTTAGAGGATATTCAGAGAGAGAATATATAAAACAAGATGAAAAATATCTTGAAACAACTGAATATAGGATAATGGCAAGACTTCAATTTGACATATATTCTGAAACTCAAGAAGAAACATTAGAAAATGCAATTGAACTGAGAGAATTAATCCTTTTTAATGCAAGAAGAGAGATAAATAGATTAGATGCTGGAGTAGTAAAAAGTAGTGAAATAAAATCATTAAATGAATTAATTAATTCAGAGTATGAGTATCGTTGTACTTTTGATATAGTTTTTGAATATATGAAAGTAACAAAAGAAAGAGAACTTGAATTAATAAAAGAAATAGAATTATTGGTAAATAATAAAAATAAAAGCAGAATAGCAAGGAGGAAAGAATAATGGGAGTATATAGAGAACCGATAAAAGTAGTATTAGAACAAGAATTGAATTTGACAATTGCTTCATTAAATAAAACTCTTATAGTTACAAATGATAAGAATGCAGATTTTAAATATTATATGAACTCAAAAGATGTTGCTAATGATTTTGGGAATAATTCAAAAGTATATAAATTAGTGGAGAAGTTTCTAGGACAAAGAGATGGAGATGGTAATATTTTAAAACCTGATTTCTTTGGAGTTGTTGGAATTACTGTAAGTGGGCAAGAAAAGATAGAAGATAAGTTGAAAGAAGTACTAAATGAAAACTTAGACAAAGAGTGGTATGCCCTTATAACAACATTTGATAGTGTTGAAACAATGAAAGCTGTAAGTTCTTTTTTAACTGAAAATAGAAGAATCTATATAACAGAAGTCAAAGCTTATCCATTAGCTGATACATTAAAGTCAGATAGAATTGCACCTATTTGGAATTTAAAAATGGATGAAGCTGATAAAGAATATAAAGCAGCCGCTTATGCAGGAGTAGTTATAACAAAAGGTGCAGGATACAGAAGCTCAATGATAGAACTACAAGGAGTAACAGCTGACACTGAATTAGCTAAGAAACCTGAACTTACAAAAAACAATATTACATTTGTAGAGAAAAGAACATCAGAAGGTTATATTACAGCTAATGGTGGAAAAACAACAGATGGAACTTATTTAGATGACACAACTGCTATTGATTGTATCATTGTAAACCTAAATGAAAATTTAGAAAGAGCAATGATTAAAAAAGGATTTCCACAAGATGAGGAAGGCTATGCCTTTTTAGAAGAAACATTAAACAATGTTATGGAAGAAATGGGAGCTAATAATTTACTTGCTAAATTGAATGGCAAATATCAATATACAGTTTTTCCTGTGACTCAGACAGCAACAGAAAGAGGGCTTAGACTTATAAGACCGAAAGTACTTTTCAGACTTAGAAACTGGGCTTATTTCATTGATTTAACATTAATGAAAACTAATAAGGATATTGGAGGTAAGGAATAATGGTTGATTTAAGTAAAAAAATTTTTATTTTTAATGGCTATACTTTTAAAAATTTTAGAAGTTTAAGTGTTGGGGCTCCTGAAGACCAATATAAGTCATCTGATAAAAGTATTTATGGAGAAAGAAGAATATTATATAGTCCAGATCCAAATCTTGAAATAACTATTACTGTTGCAAGTGGAACTGAAGATGAAAAAATACTTTTAGATGCTTCAGAGAACAGAATAACTGGTTCAGGATATTTTAAAGATAGTTCAATTTCTAAATATAGTAGAGGCGTAACAATAAAAGAAATTGGAGTAAATAAAAGTGAATTGGCTAATGATGGTGAATCAGATTCAAGAGAATTTAAATTGGTATGTGTAGGTGTTAAGGAGGCAATGAACTAATGGAAAATAAAATAAACAAAACAGAGCAACAAGAATTAAAAAATAAGGAATTTCTAAAAAAAATAGAGGATAAGAATATATCAAATATAACTTTTAAAGCTGAAGGTTTAGGAGTTTTAGAATTTGATTTGATGATGACAGGGAAAGATTTTAAAACAATAGAGAGACCTTTTAGAATTGAGAGAGTTTCAACAGATACATTTTTTAAACTTTCATCAGAAAAAGATGAATTAGCAATAGGTAAGAAATTATTGAATACTTTTATAGCTCAACCTGCTGAAGCTAGAGATATAGAATTTTTTAATATGGATCAAGAAGCCTTAGAAAGTATTACAGTGATTATAACTGAATTTCAACAAACACCCTTTTTATTCATTAAAAACTTTGGAGAAAATAAGGAAGATTAAACAAGGAAGATTTGATGTTTGCTTTGAATCTAAGATTCCATATTATAAAAAGTCTGTTGAAGATCTATGTTACGAAGAATATATGCTTTTACAATTAGCTTGGGCTGATTATGTAAAAAGAAAAAATAAAAATTAGAAAGGAGGGTTAGTGATGTTAGAGCAGTTATCATTGGTTTTTAAAGTTGTAGGTAATGGACAAGTTACTTTAAATCAAATTAGTTCTCAAATTGGAAACTTAAAGAATAATATGTCAAATTTTAAAAATAGTGTTAGTTCAACATTTGGGAATCTAAAAAGCACTATTGGTTCAGTAAAACAAAGTTTAGTTGCTTTTAAAAATAAGATTAGTACAACTTTTAATGCCTTGAAAGCTAAAATAACAGCTAACTTTCCTGCTATTGGGAAAATAAGAAATGGTTTTATTTCACTTCGGAGAAGTTTAGGAAATTTTGGGAACTATGCCCAGCAGCAATTTCAAAAAAGTAAAGAAAAAGCAAGTACACTTCTAAGTGTCTTAAAAAGAATAGCTACAGCATTAGCAGCAGGTTTTACAATAAAAACCGCTATTGATGGTGCTGGAAATATTGAACAGTATAGAAATACACTTGAAACTGTATTGAAAGATTCTGATATGGCAAGAAAAAAGTTAGCATGGGCTAGTAGATTTGCTAATAGAACTCCATTTGAAACAGATGAAGTCCTTTCTGGGATGACGAAATTACAGTCTTATGGAATTGAAGGAGATAGAGTTTTAAAAACAACTAATAGAACATATCTTGAAATGATTGGAGATATGGCTTCAGGAATGGGGAAAAGTTTTGACCAAGCGATTGAAGCTATTGCTGATGCAAGAACTGGAGAACTTGAAAGATTAAAAGAATTTGGAATTACTAAGAATATGATCGCTGAATTTGGTAAAAGCAAAGGCTTAGAAATTTTCAATAATAAAGGGCAAATTAATGACTTAGAGTTATTTAATAAGACTTTATTTGAAATGATGGACTCTCGTTTTGGTGGGGCTATGGAAAAGCAAGCTAAAACATTTAAGGGAGGATTATCAACTATATCAGGAGCTACAAAATCAGCATTAGCAACATTGGCAGGAGTTAATGAATTTGGTGATATAGTTGAAAACTCTCCATTTCAAATTCTTAGAGATAGAGTTATCGTACCACTAGCTAATACACTAGTAAAATTTCAAGAAGATGGAACATTTACTAGATGGGCAGAAAATTTATCTAGTATCTTTGGTGAACTAATTTCATGGGGAGAAAAAATAATAAATTTTATTGTTAAGTGGAAAGAAGTTTTAATTCCACTAGCAAGTGCAATAGCTGGGCTTTTTGTAATTAATAAGGTAATAGTTTTAATTGGAGCTTTAAAAACTGCATTAGCAGCTCTTTCTTTTAATCCGATTATGCTTGCAATTGGGGCTGTAATAGCTATTGGTGTCCTATTGTATAGAAACTGGGATCTTGTAAAAGAAAAATTAATTTCACTTTGGGATAAGATAAAAGGTTTTGTTAAGGTTTTCTTACTTTTTTCAGGAATGGGTTTAATAATAAAACTAGGACAATTATTAATAGAAAATTGGGAGAAGATTAAGGCTAAATTATCTACATTATGGGATAAAATTAAAGCTTTTGCTAAAGCATTATGGGATATTGGTAAAAAAATATTTATGTGGCTTAGCCCAATAGGTTTAATTATTACTGTTGGGAAACTGATAATAGAAAATTGGGATTTAATAAAAGCAAAGTTTGCTGAATTAGGAAGTTATTTATATAACAAAATAATTGATATAGGGAATTTCTTTATAGGATTAAAAGACAAAGTAGTTGATGTATTTTTTAACTTAATAGATAAATTAAAAGAAGTGTGGGAGACAATGAAGTCAACTGCTACATCAGCTTTTGATTTTATATTAGATTATGTTGCTAAAATTTGGGAAAGTATTAAAGGTTTTTTCTCAGGTTTAGGTGAAAAAATAAAATCATTACCAGGAATATCTTGGTTTTTTAGTGATAGTGAGAAAAAAAATACAAATAGTTCTATGATAGATGGTACTCATAAAACAGGACTTGACTATGTCCCTTTTGATGGCTATATTGCTGAGCTTCACAGAGGTGAAAGAGTTCTAACGGCTGAAGAAAATAATGCATATTCAAGTGCTGAAAGTAATGAGTTTTCTAATACAAGTAATTCAGTAAATACAAAAAATTCTAATAAGTCTGATAAAAAAATCATATTAAATCTTACTGTAAATATGTCTGGAACAAAAGAAATGGATTGGAATAGAATTGGAGAAATGATAGTAGAAAAATTAGAGGATTTGATGTTACAAAATGAAATAGCTAAAGGGGAAATATAGATGTTTTCAATCACAAATATTATGAGTAAAGTAAGTAGTTTTCTAAATAATGTAAATTCAATTTCTAACCGAATTGATAATTATCTAAGAAAAACTCCGCCAATTTTATTGGGAAATATAAAACTTCAATTAGTTTCTGGAATATCTGAAAGCTATTCTAATGATGTTCCAACAATTCCAATTGATGATGGAACTCAAATAGCTGATAACATAACACAAAATCCGTTAGAGTTATCATTTAAAGTTCAAATTGTAGGTTCTAATCACAAAGAAATTTTTGAAAAAGTTCTTGAACTTAGAAATAAAAGAGAACTTGTGGACTTGTATATGATTAAGTTATATAAGAATATGGCTATAACAAATATAGAAAATACTATAACTTCATTATATTATACAGAATTTACTATTTCATTGGTAGAAGTAAAGATTGCTCATGTTTCTATGATTCCTTCCCCTAGTCCAAAAGCTAAAGCTAGTGTTAGAAATAAAACAAAGATAAAAACAGCAACAAAAGGTAAAAAGAATACAAAAGGTGCTGCTCAAGCTGTTACTAAAAATAAAAGCTCAGGAGTAAAGGATTGGGAGGGAGATTTACAAAGTGAGCATATAAAACTGCCATAGATAATAGGAGTATAGAAATGAAAATAAATATAATGAAAGAATCTATTCCATATATAACTGATGTAACTATTGCAGGGACAACCTTTCAATTTGAGTTTACATATAATTCTTATGATAAAAGAGTGTACATAACACTTTATGATATTGATGATAATTTAATATATCCAAATGAGCCGATTTTATTCGGGATCCCACTATGGTTCAATAAATTAGTTGATGAAAAAGGAAATTTTAATAAAAAATATCCTCAAAAATACATTATCCCTAATACTTTAGATAGAAAAGCAATAAAAATTGATTATGAAAATATTGATAAAATTGAGCTGTTAGTGGAGGAGTAATGAATTTTATAGCAAATAGACCTATTTTTCCTAGAAATTCATATCTTATTATAAATGGTGTAAAACTAGATGATCATAATAATGATGGTTTAAAATTTGACGTTGATGTAAAAACAGGAGAAGAAGGGAAAGTAGGGGTAGGAACATTCAAAATATATAATTTAAGTCAAGATATAGAAGTAGGAAGTGAGATAGAACTGTGGTTTGGGTACGCTGAAGATGTTGGCTATTATTCAAAATATGAAGTTATAAAAAAGAAAAAAATAAAAGAAAGTTCTTCATTTATTCAAGAACTAACTTGTTCAGAGCGAACTAAAAATAGTAGTAAGATAGTTTCAATTAGCTTGGATGGGAATACTAGGATATCTGAAGCAATAAAAGAAGTTACTAAAGAAATGGGAATAAATCTTATTTCTATGGAACTTAACAAAGATAAAATTTATACTAACGGCTTTACTTGTTACAGTCAAGGATTTCAGGAGTTAAGAGAATTAGTTCAAGACTCAGAGAGCAAAATGACTTTAAAAGGTGATGATCTTTATATCTATACAGATAAACAAAAAGATCAAGCAATTTATTTAAGTTTTGAAAGTGGGTTGATTCATAATCCTGAAGCTGTTGAACAGCAAGAAAAAGAAGTGAAAGTAAATAAAAAAGCAGACAATAAAAAAGGAAAGAGCAAAAAAGATGATAAATGGGAAAATGAACAAAAAAAGAAAACTATAAAAGAAAGTAACAAATATGACTATACAATTGAATGTTTTCCAATCCACTATATAAAAAAAGGTGATGTTGTATACATTGAAAGTGATGAAGTGAGTGGATTTATGCAAGTGGAAGAGGTAAGTGTTAGTCTAAGTGATAGCTGGAATATGAAATTAGGAGTTAAAGTGATGGAGGATGATGGAAAGCATAAGGATAATTCTAGTAAAAATTCAAAAAATAAGAAAAGGTAGATTTGTAGATGCTGAGCCTTTGTTTAGTCCAAATGGTGTTGCTCTACCTGTACTTCGTAATGTTCCAGTTGCCTTGTTTGGAGATAGTAAAGACCACATTGATTGGAATATCAAAGAAGGGGATATAATGCCATACTTTGTATTAACTTTTGATATTTCCTCATATATAAGTCAAGGCTCTCATGATGTTATGGATTCAAACCGAAGAAATAACTTAAACAATGGTTTTATTTTACCTTTCACAATTCCAAATACTACAGAAAGTTTGGAATTTCCTTCGGATATTAGAATTATTGGAGATAGATTAGAAGAAGGGAACATTGATTTGAAAGGAGATTCTAAGCAAGAAGGTAATGTTGAGATAAATGGAAACACTACTCAGAAAGGAAATACAACACAAACTGGGAACATATCTACAAAAGGTTCTGTTGCAGCATCTGAAGATGTTACTGCTGGAGATAAGAGTTTGAAAAAACATAAACATTCAGGAGTAGCAAAAGGAACTGAAATAAGTGGAGGAGTAGCATAATGGAAGCTATAAAAATGGATGATGGAGATATTAAATTTTCAAGAATTTTAGGAATAGATGAGTTTTGGCAGAGAGTAGTAAATTCTTTAAAAATATATTCAATTGAGTGTTTTTATGATGAAAATTTAGGGCTTGATATAAGAATAATAAATGAACAGGATGTAGCTGAATATAAACTTGAACATATTTGTAGAAAGTTACAAGAATGGTATAGAGCTGAAATAGAAACAGTTAGTTATCAAATAATTTCTGAAGCAGAAAGAACTTTAAAAGCAAAAATATATATAACACATAAGAAACATAATAATATAGAAAAAGAGGTGATAATCAGTGGATAAATTTGAAACAAAAGGCTTTCAAGGACTTATGGAATTAGCACAAAAAGAAGCACAGAAAAAGGAAAACTTTGGGAGTGATTTCAATGTTGAGCCAACTGGTGATTATTACAAACTAGCAGCACCTTTCATATATCTTTGCTCTTACCTGGAAGACAAAATTATTTCAATAGCAAGGGGTTTAAATATATATAATGCACAAAATGAAGAACTAGATAATTTATTATATTTTTTTCCTAGACGGTTTGGAACAAAAGCCCGAATACATTGTAAAGTTACAGCAACAGGCTTTGTTGATGTAATACAAGGAGACATTATTGTTCAAGCAGAAAATGGTATGAAGTATGAAAATATAGAAAGATTTGAAGTAGACTCTTCAAAGACTAAAACAATACTATTTCAAAGTCTATTCGAGGGAGAGGAAGGAAATATCCAAATTAATAAAATTGAAAAAGTTATAAAAGCCCCAGCATCAATAGTTGATGTACAAAATGTTGAAATTGGAGAAGGTGGGCTTTCTTCTGAAACTGATTATGAGTATTTAAAAAGATATTTAGCTGGTAATAGCAAAGGTGAATGGAGTTTATTACCTATTTTAAATGCTATAAGAAAATTACCAGGAGTAAAAAGTGCTAATGGGATAAGAAACAATACAATGAATATAGACAGCTTTGGACTTTCTCCAAAAAGCATTTGGATAGTAGTAGATGGAGGAATAAAAGAAGAAATAGCACATGCTATTTATATGCACATTCATACTCCAGATACTAAAGGAAATGTTGAGGTAAATGTTCCAACATCTGTACCAAATCATTATGAAGTTATAAGATTTGACAGACCAACTCAAACAGAAATTGAATATAAATTGGATATAAAAAGTGCTGATGAATTGAAAATCAAAAATTTAATTGATGAGTATATTAATGAAGCTGGAATAGGGGCTTTACTATCAAATGGAACATTCTTATATGAGTATCTTTATAATAAAAACTATAAATATACAGATTTTGACTTAAAGTTTAGAAAAAAAAGTACTCTTATTTGGAGTAATTCAATTCAATTAAACTTTAATGAAATACCGAAGAGTGCTGGGAGAATATCATGATAGATGAGGTTATAAAGGGTTTACCTTTACATTTTCAAAAGGAAAATACAATTAAATTTTATAAGACCTTGAAGCCTGTTATTGAGTATATAGACAGTTTAATAGAAAATTTAAAAAATCAAACATCTTTATTAAAATGTTCAGGGATATTCTTAGATTTTATGGGTGAAAGATATGATGAAAAGAGAAGTGGTCGAGATGATGAGACTTATAGACAAGCATTAATTATAAAAAAAATGGCACTTGATGGATTACCTAATACAGAATTTTTACTTTCACTTACTAGGGAACTTACTAATAAAGAAGTTACTAAATTAAAAACAAGACCATTGCAAGAAGTAGCTAGTCAACTATTTAAGGTAGATATGATTGATGATTTAAAAGTTATTAATAA